GAAGAAGGTCCCTTTTTTTCTAAGGTTGGTGACTTATCTGCCATTGACGCCAATTCAGAAGAAGGTCCCTTTTTTTCTAAGGTTGGTGACTTATCTGCCATTGATTATGTTCCTACTAATAGTGCGGCAAATTCAGAATCATAAACATCGGCAATTTGTGTATTTGGTTTATCAGGTGATGATGTGTTACTATTGTTTGTAGAATTATTAATAGTTGTCCCTTCATCCGCAGATGCTTCCATTCTCTGTTCTTCTGCAACTGCCATTGATGCGGAATTTAAATCTGAACCAGATGGAGATGCAGTCATTGGCGCAGGTGCATTTTCTTCAGTAGGTGAAGTCTCACTTGCTGCCGGTGCAGTTTGTGATGAACCACCCGATGGTGGTGAATCTCCGCCACCAGAAGGTATAGAAGGTTCACTTGCACTTGGTGACATTGCACTTGGTGATGTTTCTGCTGAAGCACCGTTGGCACCAGAAGCACCAGAAGCACCAGAATTGCCTGGTGCACCCTGAGAACCAGAAGCACCATCCATACCTGGAGCTCCAGAAACTGTAACATTTGCATCCGCTTTAATTGGTGATGGTGCTTCCTGTTTAGGTGGTTTTACAGATACATCACCTGTTGTACCATCTAATACTTTAGTGACTGATGCACCAGAAGAATCTTTGGACTGCATTTCAACAACTGTTTTGTTATTAATTGCTTTAACAAAGTTGTCCATTTCATCTTGTGATTCTGCTTTAAATGGAACACCATTATAGATGAAATCACCCGATTGTGCATTATAAGTTACACCTGATGGGAGTTTAATTTTCTCACCATTCATTCTTTCAACTTGACTTGCATCAGATGATTTTGGTGTAGGTGTAGGTGATACAGTTGCAGTTTCAGCCGCAGGTTGGTCTACTCTGCGTGGGTCTGTTGCGGCCGCTTTTGCTCTTGCTTTTGCGGCTTCTTCTTCGGTTGCACCTTTAACTTCCTTCGTTTCTTTTACAGGAGTTTTTTCAGTCTTTTCGGGTGCAGAACTAGATGGATCTTTTTTAAACGGGTAGTAAGGACCAACTGAACCTAAATCATATACGGTACCAGTGAAAGGGTTCTTAATACTACCCAATGAGATTTTTGGAATGCCAACATTGTTGACAACCCAATTTTTCAAACCATCAATTACACCACCAATAGTATCAATAATAGGGTCTAAAAATGCAGATACAGAACCAAATAAACTACGAACAGAATCTTCACCAAAAAAACCAAATGTTAGAAAATCAACAATTGCACCAAGACCGGCAATGATTGATTCCTTTAAATCTCCCGTTTCTTTCCAACGGTCGAATGCCGCAGTAATGCCATTGAATAGTGATAAGAAAATTGTTGCAAATATAAAGACTTTACCAAGAATTTTTAATAACGCACTTGGATTTAAAAGTCCTTTAAATGCACCTAGAAAGCTATTACTAAAGAAACCAATGATAGTGTCCAATAAACCACCACCAGAATCTTTTTCTTTTCCTTCTTTATTTACTTGAGTAGGTTTATCACCTTGTATTTTCTTTTTAGATGCCTCTAACTTGGCTTCTTTTTCGTCCTCTTTCAGAAAGAACGCATCTGCTTTACCAACTGCCTCAACTTGGTCTTTTTTCTTCTTATCTTTATTATAAGAATCGGCTTCAATCTTTGTAAGTTTTACAATATTTTGGCGAAGAACATTAACATCTCTGGACATGAGATGTAGTGATAATGAACTCTTTGCAATGATGCGTAGATATGCAACCGCATCTTGGTCGATACCACCACCACTTCCTGCGGCATCAGGTGTAGGCGATATATCGTCTTTACCAACTTTATCTTTAGTTTGTTTATTAAGTCTACCACGCATGTAGGCGGAGAACACATCGTCTCCGCCAAAAAAATTCATGTAAACTTTTTTACCAAATCGTTTTGGGTCTGTCGCCTTTTTAATGTTTCCTTTAAAATCAGAAACACTACCCTTAATCGCTTCTTTGATGCCTTCGCCAGATTCTAGGCGACTTTTTAAGCCACCTCCGCCAGATTTCATTTTTTCTTTTAAATCTTTACCAGACTTATAACCAAGTTCTCCGGCAAGTATGTCTAAGAGATTTGTTTTTTTATTAGCGGCCATTTACTATCTTCTTCTTGAGGCTTTTTGCAATTCCAAGCGTTCTTTTTCTTTCTTCAAATAATCAACAAGCAGACCCACATAAATGCTTCTTTCCCATGGCAACATATTTTCAAGTTCAGTTAAACTGTATTTGTGATGTTGCATCATAGCAAAGTTAGTTTCATAATAATTTCTCAGGGTATCATAACGAAAAGTTAGACGAAAAAATTTTGTAAACCTTTCACAGTTATCGATTCGTGATAACCGCATTTAGGACATTCAAAATTTAAGTCTTTCTTAATTTCAGGTACAGTTTCAAAAAAGTTTTTAATTTTTTCTAAATCTTTTTGTTGTAAGTTATCTACAAAATCTTTTAATTCATCTCTTGTAGAATCTTTTGCATAGTAGATTTGGTCGTCATCGTAAAGGTAATCAATACAATCAACCAAAATATCTAACATAACTTCATTCTCATCTTTTGTTTCATATTTTTCAATGAGTTCAAAAGTTGGATATTTTAAACAAATACCGAGTTTTTCAGTAATTTTAAATTTGTTAGAATGTGCTTCATGTTTAAATGGTTGCAGTTCTAATAGATTCAATTTGAAATCTACAACACCACTACATTTTTTTTCATCACCTTCGGTGTCTTTAATCATGTTATTACACTTGTATTTGAGGTCGACAATTTCTTCAACAGACCTCGCTCTCAAGTGCATGAACAACCATTCTAAGTCGAATGTTGGTAATTGGTCAACATCAATATCGTCCAAAATACAATTTTTCAATACCTGTCTAATCACACGGATAGTTTCTTTTGGGTCATCTGATTCTGATGCCATTAGAAATAATTTCTGTTCTTTTACCAAGAACGGACGAATACGAATAGTCTTACCACTTGAAATCATTTTGACTTCAAAGGTAGGTACATCTAGTTTAGGTAGTGCCATAATATCCTCGCTTTATAAATTTTTAAAATGCTTTACCCAGCGGTAAAATTCTCGAAAATGCAGAACCAAACAACGCAGTTGCCGCTGAGGCAAGGTCATAGGATCCTTCGTAAATTGGTCTATATCTTTGATATGCAATTTGCACAGATAGTCTGTGAAATCCATCTTCAGACCAACTTAACTGTTGCGGTGCAACTCCAATTGGAAATGCATCCATCAATTCTACTGCGTAAATCTTTTTAATAAAATCATCATATTGAACAATTTTAATATTAGTTAGATATCTGGATTTTTCTCCTTTTGGATATCTAAGGTTGTTTGTATCAGAAGGATGAATTGCTTCAATCCAACGGTCAAACAATTTACGCTCATAAAATTCATTGGTACACAAAAATGTTAATGTTGTGTCACCGTATTGTGATTGGTATGGAACTTTAAATGTAGGTCCATAAATTTTTACATCGGCAGTTTGTAGTGTTCTACCTGGTAATTCTGCACTTTCACATTGAAGCGCTAAGTATCTTGACATAGATGAATTTGAAGTCTTAGAGTATTCATCTTGTTCACCGCCACGGCCAAATGCAGAACCAATGGCATCTGAAACATCTGAGAAAATGGAGTTTGGAAAATTCAAAATTTTTTCAATAACTGAATTGCCAACAAAACTATTAATGTAAGGCGGAATAGGAAGAACAACTTCAAAACGGGAAGGTTTTGCAAGTCCATCTTTTGCTCTTATATTAGATAAAAATAAATTTGGTGAAAATGACATTTAGAATTTTTTCCTAGAATCTGACCATACTTTGCTTGTTGTCGCACCAACAAAGTTTTCAGCAGGTAACATTACCGCTATATCCCATTCGTCAGCAGTTATTTCTAAAAAGCGGGATTGTATATTTGTAAATAAATATCGTTTAATACAAGGCATAGCCTCAAATGCTTTTGATGCACTTGCTAAATAACTATAACTCAATCGTAGTTTAGTTTTTTCATCATAGTTTCTATTTGATGCCACTTGACTCAATTTGTCTAAAAGGATAATTCGTTGCTTTGGGTGAATGTAATGTAAATTCAACCCTAGAAAACCGTCTTGGTATCGTTCAATTGGAATGACCAATGGGAACCTGTCGTAATATGGCAACGAATCTTTCCACTTTGGATTGTAAAAGTAAAAATACATACGACCAATCATAGAATTCTCACGAAGTCTTTGTTGGTCACGCATAATAGAATTTGGTGTTGGAGATAAGTCTTTAACTTTAGACCTTAACCAAGCACGAGCCGCATTTGTCCTTGGCGTAAGACCTTCTTTCGCCAACGATGTTTTTATTCTGTCAATTAGTGGTTTCGCCATTTGAGTATTTATCTCAAATGCCAAGTTCTTTTTCTGTTATGATTTGAAACTGCCATCCATGTTCCTTACAAAACAAAGTGGCAGCTTTCCACTTTTCTTGATTGATGGCGTATTGGGTAACTTCATATAGGTATTGTTTGGTCTTGCGCTTTTGAGTTGGCATCATCGTCTGTTTATACGGCTTCACTTCTAGTATTGAAGTCTGCTCGGAGCCATCTTTCCGTTTGATCCTGACTATGAAATCTGGAAAGTAACGATGCACTTTATTATCAACTGGCGACACATAAGGTATCGGCAACTCCTCAGATGCCCACCATATGACGGCAGTATTTTCATCAAGGTATTTCATTACCCGAAGTTCCCAATTGGAACGATAGACGATGTTTGAGGCATCGCCTTTATATTTGTTTGGGTTTCTTGGACGAAACCATCCTTTGTATGACATAAATATTATCTATAACCCTTCATAGGACAATCATGGCGCTTTTTGGATTCTCAGACATATCTTTTAATAAAAGTTCTGGAAACAGAATAGGTCCTTTGTCTAGCCTTTCTGGCAGTCAATTTGAAAGAACTACACTCCGTTATCCATTAGATATTGGTAATACGGACAAATCACACTATGTTATTTTTTATATCCGTGAACAGAAAGATTCTAGTTTTAAAAGAACCGAAGTTTCCGATTTTGGTGATAGTGGTGGTTTAGGACCAGCTTTCGATTTAGCAAACTTGGCCAACCCACAAAAATTAGCAACAAATTTTGGTAATGAATTAATGGGTAAAATTAATAATGGATTAAATCAACTCAATCAAAAAACAGGCGGCGTTTTAAGTGGTATTACAAGTGCAATTAGTAAAGCCGCAGGTGGTATTATTGGTGGTATCACAGGTGGTATTGGTAATATTTTTGGCCAAGCAAATATCAGTTTAGGTGGTGGTTCTGTTGCCACACAATCACTTATCGATAATTCAATTAAAAGAATCACTGGCGGTAGTTTAAATTTTTTAAGAACAACTAAACTCACAACAGATGCAATTGCGTTGTATATGCCAGACACATTACAATACAATTATTCACAATCTTATGACCAATTGAATTTAGGTAGTGAATTAGGTGGTCAAGCACTTGCCGGTGCCAAATCGGTTGCTGATGCGTATAACAATGGTGGTACTGGTGAGGCCGTTGGCGCAGTTGGTAAAACTGCGGTAGAAATTGGTAAACAAAAATTAGGTGGCGCTGTTGCTGAAGCATTAGGTAGTGGACAAACAGGTCAAGCAATTTTGGCCGCAACAGGTCG